AATTTATTTTTGACTCAGTATCTGAAGAAGTTAATTTAGAATATGGAGATATAACACCAAGTCAAAACTATAGGTTAGAACAAATAAAAGAAAATTTAAACGAGTTAGTTTTAGAATGGGTAAAAAAAAATAAAGAATGAAAGTGTTAGAATTATTTGCAGGCTCACGTAGTGTAGGCAAGGCTTGTGAAGAGTTAGGTTATGAAGTTTATTCTTCAGACATTAATGATTTTCAAGGTATAGACTATGTTACAGACATTAGGGATTTTGATATAGATAAAGTTCCTTTTGTTCCTGATATTATATGGGCAAGTCCACCTTGTACTTATTTTAGTGTAGCTAGTATTGGGAAACATTGGAATAAGGACAACACACCGAAAAGCGATAACGCAATGTTTGGAGTAGAAATAGTGAGTGCAACTTTATATATAATAAATGTATTTAAAAGTATCAACCCTAACTTAATTTGGTATATGGAAAATCCAAGAGGTAAATTAAGAAAATTAAGTGTAGTGGATGGACTTTATAAAAACACAGTCACGTATTGTCAGTATGGAGATACTAGAATGAAACCAACTGACATATGGACTAACAATTTAAATTGGAAACCCAGACCAATGTGTAAAAATGGTATGCCCTGCCACGTTTCAGCACCTAGAGGTTCGCAGACAGGTACTCAAGGAATGAAAGGAAATTATGAAAGAAGTAAAATCCCTCACGAATTATGTATAGAAATATTAAAATACAGAACCAAGTAAATCAATAAATTAAATAAATTAAAAATGAAAAAATTAGCAATAATAGGAGGGTTAAGTTTAATGACTGCTGGAACTACTTATATGATAAGACATCCTCACGCACCACAGTTTGACTTTAACCCCAATACATTAGCAATAGCAACCGGAGGATTCTTTGTAGCTATAGGAATAACTTATAAATTTTAAAACAATGAAAATAGAAATGATATCAAAAGAGGCAGTATACATACAAATCAATGATTATATATATTATATAGATGATAGTACTAACGAGCAAATAATGGACAAATGGAATACGCAAGAAAAATAATTTTACTTAAAAACTTACTAGAGGAATTACAATTAGAAACCTCAAAAATTACAGTAGAAGAAACATTTGCTATACTGAATGATCTAAAAGAAACTGTCAATAGTTTTAATGATTCAAGAGAATAAATTATTACATTGCAGTAACTATATACTGTTCACACTCATCTTTGAGGGAAGGTGTTTTAAGGAAAAGGACTAAATAAATATATTATGCAAAAAAAAAGAACACTTAACGAACTAAGGCAAAATAAAACATTTGGGTATGATAATTCATATGAAAAAAACAACCAAACCTCTAAAGTTAAAGAAAAGATAACAGAGATTATAGAAGAAGGCCATAAAAAACTTAATTATGGTACTCAATCTGAAAAGCAAATGGCAGTAGGATCATTACAACTTATTAATGAAATAGAGAAACTAACCGAGAAACTACCTAATAATTATACTTTGGGAGAAAATATCAGAAAAATATTTGGATTAAAGTAAAATTGTATTAGTTTTGAATAATTATTAAACAACATGACGAGAACGAAAGATATGTGGGCAGAGGTAAATTACCCACCTACAGAAAATCAAATAAAATACAATACAATGATGTTAAATTACGAAATTTTTGATGAAATAGTTTATGATGTATGTACGACTACAAGAACACATAAAAATGAATTATTTAATAAGACTAAAGATAATCATGTCACATCGGCAAGATACTTAATATACTACCTAGCAAAACTTAATGGCTATAGATTATCAGCAATAGTTAGATGTATGAAAGCAGATGGCTTTGAAACTACTAACTCTACGATAATATATGGAATTAAAGAAACTGAGAAGAAAATAAAGAAGGATCCAGACCTTGCTAAATACATAAAAAACTGGAACCCAAAGAGTAAATAATAATTAAATTAAATAAAATAATGGCAACACAAACGAAAAAGTCAGCGTTTGATAAGCTTTCGGCTGTCAACGTTTCTGATAAAGTAGAGAAAAAGGGACAATTAACATATCTAAGTTGGGCTCATGCATGGGCTTTTGCAAAGAAGTTATATCCAGAATTAACAAGAAAAGTATATGAATCTGAAAATGGCATGAACTATTTTACTGATGGCAAAACGGCTTGGGTAAAAGTAGGAGTAACCATTGATGAACTAGAGTATATAGATTACTTACCTATAATGAATACATCGGGTAGGCCAAAGTCTATACAACTAGATAACATTACTAGCTTTGAAGTAAACTCATCTATACAAAGATCAACTGTAAAAGCATTGGCCTTACATGGACTAGGTTTATCTGTATATGCTGGAGAAGACTTAGTTGAAACTGCACCAGTAATAAAAAAACCTAAGCTAATTAATTTAGAGATTGAAGATGACAACTGGCAAAAGGTAATTGCTTGGATGATTGACAACAAAGAACTAGGGATGCCAGGTATCATTAAAATACTATCTCAGAAATATAAGATTAATCCAGTAGTAGTTGATGAACTATCTAAATTTATAAAGTCATGATACTAGATGAAATTAATCAAAAGTACACAAAAGAAATAGAGAAGCTAAGAGAGGACAAGTATTACTATGGAGATTTTGGCAGAAACTTTTTATCTAACTCAGACATAGGATCACTCTTAAACAATCCAAAAGATTTTAGAGGGAAGGGTAAACCAACAATAGCTATGCTACTTGGAAGATATTTTCATACTGAACTATTGGAACCTCAAAAACTTAGTGAGTTTGATATCGTGGATGCCTCAACTAGAACTACTAAAGCTTACAAGGAATTAGGCAAACAAGCTATACTAACTAAAGAAGTAGAGATGTTATCTAATATGGCTAAAGCAATAAGAATGAACTTAGATTTCTATGATATGATTTACAAAGCAGGGAATCAGTTTGAGGTTCCAGCTATTAAAGAAATAGGAGGTCATCTATGGAAAGGGAAAGCAGATATTGTTGCATCGGATATGATTATTGATTTAAAGACTACATCAAAGATAGATGAGTTTAAATACTCAGCAAGAAAGTACAACTATGATAGTCAAGCTTGGATATATAGTCAGTTCTTTGGAAGGCCAATGATATTTATAGTAGTAGAAAAGAATACATATAAGACAGGGATATTTCACTGTTCAGAAACATTTCTCGAATACGGAAAACAAAAAGTATTCAAAGCGATTGAGATTTACGAAAAGTTCTTTGTTGAAGGAGCTCCAGAAGATATCAATCAATATTATCATACAGAACAATTATAAACCAATAAAAACAAAAACAAATATGGCTTCAATAATAAACCATTACATTGATTTAACTAAAGTAGATAAGTCAAGATTAAAAGACGGTAAATTTTTACAGATAACTACCGTATTAGATAACGAAAGTAAATACGGAAACAACGTAGGGACTTACGAAAGCATGAGTAAAGACGAGAAAGATGCTGGGAAAAAAAGAAACTATGTTGGCAACGGTAAAGTTGTTTGGACTGACGGCACTATAGCTGTGGCAGAGAAAGAGAATACTGCGCCAAAAGCAAGTACTGCATCAGCCGACTTACCATTTTAAATTAGTATTGAGAGGTGGCAGTATCCGTAAGGACTGCGCCAATAAATGTTGTGGTTCATACACCTCTCTTTATTTACCATGTTATTAACGAGTATAAAAATTATAGCCAATGAAAGTGACAATATTCAAGAGTGTTAAAGACACTTCAGTTCCTTTCTATAGAGATGTAGACTTTATTTTAGATAGAATTAGAGAAGGTAAGTCAAAGGAACTAATAGAGAGAATAAGAAAAGAGAAAGACAAAGAATTAAGAAACAAAATAAAACAACAACTACCAGCTATTTGCTTTAGTGGGGAGTTTAGCGACAGAAAAGATAAGTCAATATTAAAACATAGTGGAATTATATGCTTAGATTTTGATGGCTTTGAATCTAAAAAAGATTTACTAAATAAAAAAGAAGAGATTAAAAACGATGTTCACACTCATAGTGTGTTTATATCCCCTAGTGGAAATGGTCTTAAAGTACTGGTAAGAGTACCTGAAGAGATCGACAACCACATAAAATACTTTCTATCCCTACAAGACTATTACAACTGTAAAGAATTTGATATTACTTGTAAAAATATTTCAAGAGTTTGTTACGAAAGTTATGACAATAAAATATATATAAACAAGGATAGTAAGATATATACAAGTACAGAGGTTTTAAATCACGAGCAACATGATTATAAGAGTCACGAACCAACCTTAGTATTAACTAGTCAAGATACGATAGTAGATAGGTTAAAAAAATGGTGGGAGAATAATTATGGGATGATAGATGGTCAAAGAAATAATAATATATATATACTAGCTTCATCATTAAATGATTTTGGAATAGATAAAAGCCAGGCTTCGTTTATATTAAGTCAATACGTAACTGATGGATTTTCATTCAATGAGATGACAACAACTATCAATAGTGCATATCAAAATGTATCTAACTTTAACACTAGATTCTTTGAGGACACAGATACAATAGATGTAATTAGAAAAAAACTAAAGACTGGTGTACCTAAAAAAGAAATAAGAACTTTATTAAAAACAAAAGGATATGATTCTGATTCTGTAGATACCGTAATTAAAAAAGAAGAAACAAGTAGCGAGGGATCAGAGTTTTGGGTTAAGTCAGAAAAGGGTGTAGTAAGCATAATACCATTTAAGTTTAAAGAGTTTTTAGAAAAGCATGGGTTTTATAAGTACACGCCAGAAGGAAGCACTAACTACATATTTATAGTAATAAAGTCTAACATAATAGATAATACTACAGATGACTTAATAAAAGATTACGTCTTAAATTATTTATTAGAACTAGAAGACCTATCTATATATAACCACTTTGCAGAAAGAACCAAATACTTTAAGGAAGACTTCCTTTCTTTACTTTCTTACAAAAAAATATACTTCATTGAAAATACAGAGTACGAGTCTTACTTATACTTTAAAAATGTAGCATTAAAAATTACAAATGACAAATTGCATAAAATAAATTACGATTCTTTGGATGGTTTTATTTGGAAAGAGCAGGTTATATCTAGAGACTTCGAATATTGTGATGATACTGATTGCGACTACTCAAAGTTTATATCAAACATAAGTAATCAAAATGAAACTAGAGTTAAGTCAGTTGAAAGTACGATAGGTTTTTTATTACAAGGTCATAAGAACGCAGGGTATTGTCCGGCAGTAATAATACATGACGAGAATGATTCAGAGGAACCTGAAGGAGGAACAGGCAAGGGACTATTTGTCCAGGGAATATCTCAACTAAAGAAGAATGTAACAATAGATGGTAAATCTTTTTTCTTTGAAAGATCATTTGCATATCAGTTGGTATCCGTAGACACACAGATTTTAACGTTTGATGATGTAAAAAAAGGTTTCGAGTTTGAAAGATTGTTTAGTATAATTACAGAAGGAATAACATTAGAAAAGAAAAACAAGGATGCTATAAAAATACCATTTGAAAAATCTCCAAAGGTTGTTATTACAACTAACTATGCCATAAGAGGAACAGGTAATTCTTTTGAAAGAAGAAAGTGGGAGTTAGAATTTTATGCTCATTACTCTAAAGTTTATACACCTCATGATGAGTTTAAAAAATTATTCTTTTCACAATGGAGTGATGATGAGTGGTGTGCTTTTGACAACTATATGATAAAATGTCTACAGTTATATCTTAGAGAAGGTTTAGTGTCAGCACCGTTTAAGAATTTAAAGAACAGAAAGTTTGAAGCATCCACTAGCAGAGAATTCGTTACCTTTATACAAGAAAACAAAGAGCTCTTTCCTTTTGATGTCAAGATAAATAGTAACTCTGTTAGAATAGAATTTGTCTTACAAAATCCTGATTACAGTAAACTATCTCATAGCAAGTGGAATAAGTGGATGAGAATTGCCAGTAAACATTTAACAGGATTTGAAGCTGAACAAGGAAGGAACAACACTGGTGTATATTTTACATTTAAAGAACCAATAACACAAACCTCAATATGGACATAGACGAAGACATTTTTTACAAACATTTAGATCAAATGATAATCAACAGTTACAATGTTCTAACACACAAAAAACATATTGAGGAAATCATAGATGACATGTCTGTTATGCCGGTTTTTTTATTTGATCCTTCAGAAGGTTATCCTGAATATAATGAAGATGTTTACCTACTAATGATAGATCACTTTGAAGAGTACGAGGAATACGAAAAATGTCAAGAGTTGTTATATACAATGGAGGCACATAAAAAGAGAAACAGAAAATAGAGAATGAAATTTAGAGATTATCAGGAGAAAATCATTGGTCAAGGATCAGTGATACTAGAAAAGTACGGCCTATTATATTTATCTATGGAGGTAAGGACCGGAAAAACACTTACTTCATTAGGTATATGTGAGGAGTTAGGAGCAGAAAGAGTTTTATTCTTAACAAAAAAGAAAGCTATATCTAGTATTGAGGATGATTATAAAATGATGAGTCCTTCTTTTGAACTTCAGGTTATTAATTATGAGAGCGCACATAAGGTAAACTTAGGTTTTAACCCTGACATAATTATTGCTGATGAGTCTCATTCGTTAGGTGCGTTTCCAAAGCCATCTTCTAGGGCTAAGAGATTAAAAGCTGACTTAAAAACATGGAAGTCTAAGTTAATATTGATGTCTGGTACACCAACTCCAGAAAGTTTTTCTCAAATGTACCACCAAGTTTATGGGTGTCTGACTAATCCTTTTAGTGAGTATAAGAACTTTTATAGATGGTCTGATGACTATGTAGTTAAAAGACAAATACATTATGGTTATAAAGTAGCTACTGATTATTCTCAGGCTAATAATAATAAAGTTATAGATGTAATGAAGCCATATACAATTTCCTTTACTCAGCAACAAGCAGGGTTTAAGTCTGTTATTAATGAAGAAATATTAGAAGTGGATATGGAGCAAAGAACTTATGATCTATGCAAGAGATTAAAAAAAGATAAGATATTACAAGGGTCAGACGAAGTTGTTCTTGGTGACACTGGAGTAAAGTTAATGCAGAAACTACATCAGATATTTTCGGGGACAGTTATATTTGAATCAAAGAAAAGTGTAGTGTTAGATTATAGTAAAGCTAGGTTTATTAAAGATAGATTTAAGGATAAAAAGATAGGTATATTTTACAAATTTACAGCTGAGTTAAAGGCACTAAAAGAAATTTATGGAGATAATTTAACTACAGAGTTAGAAGAGTTTAACACTACTGATAAAAATATTGCACTACAAATAGTTAGTGGTCGTGAAGGAATATCTTTGAAAGAGGCAAAGTATTTAGTATATTACAATATAGACTTTAGTGCTACTAGTTACTGGCAAAGTAGAGATAGAATGACTACTAAAGAAAGAATGAATAATAAAATATATTGGGTGTTCTCTAAAAATGGTATAGAAAAAAAGATATATCAAGCAGTTAATAATAAAAAAGATTACACACTAAAGCATTTTAAAAATGATTATGCCATATAAAGACAAAGAAAAACAGAAAGAGTACTTGCGTATGCATTACGAAAGGAATAAGGAAAAGCATAGAGATGCTAAAACGTCAGCTATTAAAGAGTGGAGACTTAATAATAAAGAACATATTTCTGCTTACAATTCCGATTACGCTAAGAAACATAGAGCTGATATAAATAAAAGGGAAAAAAACAGAAGAGACAACGACCCTTTGTACAAGATGAAACTAAATTTAAGGGGTAGAATAAGAAAAAGTATTGTTAATAAGATAGGTAACACTACAGATATATTAGGATGTTCATATAACGAGGTGAGAGTTCATATTAGTAATAATTTTAAAGAAGGAATGAGTTGGGATAATTATGGAGAATGGCATATAGATCATATTAAACCATTAGCTCTGGCTAATACAGAAAAAGAAACATACGAGTTATGTCATTATACTAACCTTCAGGCTTTATGGGCTATTGATAATCTAAAAAAAGGATGGAACAGTTTAATTTAATATACCACTTCAATCCTTATAATAATAATTGGTACTGTATACCAAGGGAAGAGTATGTTAGTTATTTTAAGGGTGATCATGAAAAATGTGGATGCGGATTTAATATTGAAGGAGCGTACTTAAGTTATAAAAATAAAATAAAATAAAATGAAAGACATAGAAATATTTGAAAGAGAATATCCAGAGTTATCTCAGGAGTTTAAAAACATACAGCAAGAGATGTATGAGTTGTTTGCTAGAAAGCAAATGGATTATGGGTTGAGTAACATCGCATTGGGTGGTGATCTCAATAATGACAATGATAAAAAGTTTTCGCTAACTGGACTAGCTATAAGGCTAACTGATAAAATAAGCAGGTTAAAGAACTTAGTTATTAGCGGAAAGAATTATGTTCCTGGTGAAGGTCAAGAAGATACATTTATAGATATAGCTAACTATGGTATCATTGGACTTTTAGTTGGTCGTAACAAGTGGAAAAAATAAAATAAAATAAAATGAATAAAAGTAAATGACAGAGCAACAGATACAAGCAAAGAGAATTAAAGAGTTAGAAAGCCAGGGCTTCTACGTAATTAAATTAATAAAAACTAACAAGAACGGTATTCCTGACTTGATAGCCATACCACCGGGGTCTGATGTTTTATTTTCAGAAGTGAAGACTCCAAAGGGCAGGTTGTCAAGACTACAAGAATATCGTTTACAAGAACTAGAACAACATGGATGCAATACAGAAATATACAACGGCCAAGGATCCTAAGCATATAATGATAACCTTTGAGTTTATTGATAACATTGAAGCGGACCACGAAACACACATAGCTTGGGATGATATAATATATGTAATGGAAAGAGTAAATAATAATATTGACACAGACTTAAGCTTAGGTCATGTGTTTAATAAACGAGGAGAAGTATTTTATTTGGAGATTTTTTTTGAAAAAGCAAGTGATTCTAAAGAATTTGATTATATTGTAGATGATTATAAGGTGATAGATTCAGATAGATATTTGGATTTAATTTTAGAAAACCGAAAGATTACATTAGAGAAAACGAGAATAAGAGAAATAATATGAAGTATGTATACAAGAGAAAAGGCAAAAAATTTCTTACAGAATTCCACAGAAAACATATAATACTACTAGCACAGACAGGGATTACTATACCAGCTATAGCTGAAAAGCTAGACCTATCGGTTAATGTGGTAAGAAAATATTTTACAAAATGGGACTTGCAAAAAGATAAAGTTATTCCTATACATTTAGGGTGTAAGGAAGAAGCTTACAATGAAGACGAAAATATGTATGGAACATACCCTCAATACAAGTGGGAGGATTTATCTCAAAGTGAAATTGATGTTTATTTAAAAGTAAATTAATGGATAATTACAAAAATATGTTTACATTTGAAGAAGGTATTGACCTTGACTTAATGAAAAGAAGATTAACTCACGAAGGAAAAAGGATATACATTAAGAACCTTACCCCTGATTATGCATTAGTTTCTTACGATAAAGAAAAAGATGTAAAGATGTTTAAGGTAGATGTAAATTCTCTAGTTAAGATTTAAGAATGAAAAAGTTAGGCGTTCATTTCCATAAAATAAATCATGTCAACTTTGTCATGAAGGAAATAAATGATCTAACCGATGACATCTATGAATCTTTAATTGATGAGGAGTATTATACTGCTCAATGTAAAATAGACTCTCTAATAATAAAGCTAAAAGAAGTAGGTTCATCCATTAAAGTATGAGTGTGAACAACAAAGAGTGTGTGGTATGTAAGGAGCTAAAGCCCTCAACAGACTACTACTCTGCTGGTGTGAAGAACGGAAAGAAGTATTTAAGAAGGCAGTGTAAAGATTGTTATGAGGGTGTTAAAGCACACCGAAGATATTTCAATAGGGATTGGTTAAAAGATATAAAATCTAACATGGAGTGCTCGTGCTGTGGATACTCTAAAAGAACTCATAAGTCATTTAAAACTCAAGCACTACAATTTCATCATCACCAGGACAATAAATCATTTGAAGTTAGTAACGGAGTTCACAGAGGAATGTCTATAGAAAAAATTAAAGAAGAAATGGATAAATGTTTGGTGCTATGCTCTAGATGCCACGCTGAAAGTCACTTTTAATTCCTGCTAGTTCTGCTAGTTCTGCTAGTTCTGCTAGTTCTGTTAGTTCTGCTAGTTCTGCTAGTTCTGCTAGTTCTGCTAGTTCTGCTAGTTCTATAACCTCTTCTCATTGGTGTCACTATCTTTTCTTCATCAGGGTCCACACCTAACATATAATCTCTTAGTCTATTTGGATATACTTTTCCTTCTTGATAATTCATTATTGCGTCATAAACGCTCTTTTGACCATCATTAAAGTTTTTATAAAGATCATTAGCGTTTTTAAATCCTAGAACTTTTATTATATTTTTCTTTTCGGACTTAGTATAGTTATCAAAATCAAATGGATTCTTTTTCTCAAAAAGATTTTCAAAAACATACCCTAAAGCTTTCCCAATATTTTCATAAACATTAACTACAGATACATCATTAAAAGAATCAGGTTTTTCAGTTATTTTATTGTAAATTGTACTAAGAACAAAGCCTGGTAAACCAAGCCCTTGCAAGTTGGAATTTATAGCGTCTAAAAGTAGTTCTACAGATTTTCTTTCTTTAACTTCATCACCTTCATCATTAATAAATGCGTTTACAGCTCCATTACCAACCGCCAAGAAAGGAATGGACCATATTACACTAAAGAATATAGCATCAGCTATTGTTTGTTTTTTCTGGTTATTATTTAAGTTTTTCCAATCTCTAGCATCCTCATAAGCTCCTAAGAATTTATTCATAGCTGAAGTCTGAGCTGTTTTATAAGTAACAAATAACTTACCTAATTTACTTCTAGCTACTTTTCCTAAAGCATAGTCAGCTGATGTCTGCTGAGACTCATTAGATTCTTCAACAAACCTTTTATAAGTGTAGTCCCAGGCATCTTCAAAACTCATTCCTTCTCTCATTTTCTGCTTATGAACAGCTACAGCAAAAGGAACACCTCCACTAACTACACCAATAGCATCACCCATTATTATTGGAGACATAGCTATTTTTTGTAAGGTACTTGTAATTGTATTGTATGTAGAATTTTTATCTAGCCCATCAATAGCTTTACTTAACAAAGGATCTACTTGAGTTTTTCCAATTCTTTCTTTAATATAAGGACTTTGTAATATTCTAACTGCAATTTCTCTACCATTTTTTGTAGATAACATTTTTGGAAATCCAAGGGCCCAATCAACAGGATTAATACCATCTTTATATCCAGCTACAGAATAGTTTATAAAAGAAACAGCCTGTTTTGGAATATTCTTTACAGATAAGGCTAAAGTGCTTACTATTCCAAATCTATTTAACTCTAAAATAATTTTTTCTATCGACTTGACAGGATCTGCGTTTAAATTAATTTGGCTATCTAAAGCTTCCATTAAAGATTCAAACTTAGCCTTCCCTAATTTTTGGTATATAGCTCCTATGTTTGGTTTATTAAATACCTCATTAATACTTTCAGCAATCGGCATCATTTCCTTTGCGTGACTCATACTTCTGACATAAGAGATAAACATATTGGTAGCATCTAAATACAAATCAATTGGATCAGCGTTGTCAGTTCTTTCTTTCATCCTGTTTGAAAGAGCACTTCTTGTTATAAAGTCACCACCTTCGTCTAAAGTTTTTAATCTTTCTGTAGCACCAACTATACCAGTTTCATCTACTTTCCCTGCTTTATTATCAGGTACATATAACTCTTCTTCAAACACCATGTTGGTAGCTTTTTCATAAGTAGGTGCGAAGTCAGGGGCCATTTCTTCAAAAACTTTATAAAGATTATCTCCAAACTCTTTTATCTTAGGATTAGCTTCTATATACTTATCAAACTCTTTTTCATTAACGCCTGATCTCTCTAATATTTTATCAAACTTATCTGCTTTATTTAGTAAATTATCTTTAGCTGTACCTTTTAATTCTTGAGCATCTTCTCTCATTTGGGTAGCTCTTTTCTTGTAAAGATTTTGTATGGCTATATACCTACCTACCTGACCATTGTTTATTGTAGTTCCTCTTTTGCTTACTACTTTTGAAGTAGGGTTAAGTAATCCGTCTACAGTTTTTGATAGTTCTTTAACTCCTTTTTTCTTACTTCCAAATATATCAGCCAAGTAGTTGTTGTACATGTTCGTATACTTTCTTCTAGCTACCTGATTATTGGTATAAGCATTTTTAATTTGTTTTACAACCGGCTCAAGTATCTCCCTAACTTTAGGTGCCCCACGCCATAAAGGTTTCATTAAGTTTTCTATCGTTGCTATTTGGTTAGCTGGATTTATTTTACCTCTTAATACACGTATAGGATTTCTTACATAGTCTCTTTGAACTTGTTTTAAATCAATAGAGGTATAAGCTTTAGTACCTTCGATAGGTAAGAATGGATTGTCATTTAAGAAGCTTTTGTAATTACCTGGAGTAACTTCATAAGTATCATTTAGTAATACGAATCCATTAGGATTGTCATTAAAAAACTTATCTAATTCTTCTATAGTACTTATCTCTTTAAACTCTTCTTTTTTATAAAGATCCTTAGAAACATCTGCCTGCTTCTTATATCTAGTTATATTTTGCAAACGTTGAAGTGCATCTTGACTTGCCTTGCCTTCTGTAATTATTTCTGTAACTACTTCGCTAAGTGCTTTGAGTTCTTCAGTGGTTTTGTTCTTTAAGTCTCCTACTTTTAAATCGTCTCTTATTTCCTTTAACTTTTTTCTGGATTCAACACTTATTTTAGGTAGTTTCTTTGGAGAATATAGAGTATTTTTTAAGTATCTAATATTATCTTTTCTAATTATAGGATCTAGTATTTGATTAACACCCTCTATTATTTCATCTATTTTATCCTGTGTTAGTTTAGTATCAACAGAGCTTTTTATTATTCTTCTTACTTGAGCTGGTGTATACTTTTGTTTAGGTAATCCTAACTCTTTGTATTCTTTTTCTAAGTCTTTTAGTATCTCATCAATCTTAGTAATAGTTTCTTTATTTAAGTCTAGTGCTCTTTCACTTACTTTAGAATCTCTTTTTAGTTGTTGAGCCAATTCTTGCAACTCTGTTTTTGGTTTTGCTTTAGACTTAGCTTTAGGTTTTTGAGTAGGTTTTATTTTTTTAGGAGCTTGTGTTTTGTAACCTGCTAGTTTTTCTTTTAAATCTTTAACAACCTCTTCACTTTTAAACTCACTAGCTTCTTCTCTAGCTAAGTCTTTCTCAAGTGTCTCTACTATTTTTTCTTTCGCTTTTTCTTTCGCTTCTTCTTTAACTTCTTCGGAAGCGACTTCGACTTTGTCTCCTTTTGCCACTGCTCCGCCATCTTCGGCTTGTTGGCGTACATCCACTTCCTTTGTGCTTGGCTTTTGAACGGCATCTTTTTTAGTTTTAATTATTATCTGAGTTTGTCTCCCTCCGTTTTGATCATTAGTAATTAACTTAACTACGTCTGCTTTTGAGGCATTTATAGCATCAGTTTCTGCTTGATCATAAGCTTTACCTGGGGAAAATTTAGAACCGTCAATCTCAACAGTTTCTATAGTTGCTCCTTTAGGTATTATGTCACTTATAACTTCTTTCTCTCCTTTGTATTTTTCAGCGGTGGATATATCTTCAGAGTAGAATTTACCTTCAACATCTGGATGTCTGGTTTTTATAGTTCCATCTGCATTTCTCTTGCCACCAGTCCCCTTGTATATAGTTAAATCTGTTTCAAGGACTTCGAGTTCTACCGGTTCTGGAGCAGCTTCTAAACTCACTTCTTTGCTTATTCCTAAATCTTGTTTTTGTTTCTTAGTTAATTTATCCTTCATCTTAGAATTCATAACCTTTTCCATTGGTAATGTCTCTGGAGTTCCGACTACCTCTCCAAAAGAAAGGCTGACAAAATCCATATTAGAAACGGTATTTGTTGATGGTATGTTTTGACTACCTGCTGTTGTTACACCATCTACTTTTTGTTCTACTGTCCTGCTCCCATCCTTTTTAACAGTTACTTCCACAGTTCTAACACCTTCACCTGGCTCTGTTCTAATGGTGTAAATATCTTTACTTAAAGGTATCTGAGAGTCTTTAATTGTTTCAACCTCATCTACTTCTTTAGTTTCGTATTCTTTAGATAATTCTTTTAAAGCTTGATTAGTGTTTAATCCTCCTCTTCTCTTTGCTTCAATTTCGCTAACCAATTCTACATTATCTTCTTGCCACTTGATGTCTCTTAATGTTTTCTCTCTTCTATTTTTGTTAGTAGCTAAGTCAGTTAGTAACTCTGAAGTTGTCTCTGGGGTCTCTGATATTGTTTTAAGTTCTGATTCTATTTCATTAGACCTTTCATTTAAACTATTCAGTTCTTTCTGAGTTGCCTCATCCCTAAATTTTAGTTTATCTAATTCTTCTGCTTCTGCCTTTATTCCTTCTAGCTCATTTATCTTTTCTATTACGACAGACTTAGTCTTACTATTTTGAACTCCTATTTCAGAACTATTCTTTAATACTTCCGAAACTTTATTAATTACATCTTGACCTTCAGCAGCAGTTATGTTATTATTCTTTACTTGAGACTTTACCGAGTTACTTATATTCTTTAGTTCTGCTGGAGTAGAGCTAATAAAACTATTTATTTCACCTGCATCTAAATTGACTTCAGTTGGTTCTACCTCTCCTTTTACAACGTCTTTTGTTATTTTTTTAAGACCACTGTTTTGTTTCTCTTGCTTATCTCTCTGATTAGTTACATCTTGAATTTGTTCTTTAGCAGCATTTAAATTTTCGTTGTAGCTTACATCTTGCATTATGTCAACTAACTTACTCTTGTCAGCAGCTGTTCCGTTTTTGTTAACTGCCTCTATACCACTTTCGATTAACATGTTTTCAGTATATGCTTCTCCTTCAGGAGGCTTAGGCGCTTGTGACTTAACCCATTTCCAATCTATCTTTCTTCCTCTAGCCTCTAAAATATCTTTACCTAAAGCATCGTGAAATTTTCTATAAGTATTTTTTTGAGCCAAACCTGTAGCCAACATTACACCCCATAACTGAGAAGCTTTTCTTAAGGGATCTACTCCCTCTGGATCTTCAGGTGTTTTACCATATACTACTTCATCCCAAGCTATCCCTGATTGTTTTCCATCAAAAACTATTTTATCAAATAAATCTGCTCCATAAATTACGTTAACACCAACAGCTGCTTCTGCCCCTTTACCAACCACAAACTTTCCAGTATTGTATCCAGGCATTGAAGCACTTAACACATCGTCTACTACTTTCGCGGCAGGTAACTTACTTAATAAAGAACTTCCAACACTTGCTAGTGGGCTAAGAACTCCGAAAGCAATTCCTAATTTAGGGTCGTATTCCTCTTGCTTATCAAGCATAACTCCCGTTAATCCAAACTTAGTTCCTTCAGTTGCTCCTCCAGCTAAAACATCTGCAGCTAACCCGGCCCAAGTACCATATTTCTTTTTGCTTAATACAGAAAACGTTTCTAATACTTTAGGTATTTTAGTAGATTTTAGTACCGCCCCACCTGTTCCATAAAGCTCTAACACCATTCCTCCAATATTACCCGTAAGCTCTTGTGCCTCTTCACCAAAGGTTAATTCAGATGCTTTTTGTAATTCATCTATTGCCTCTCCACTAAAACCTTTTTCTTTTAATACATTTGCTAATGGTTGAGCTTGAGTGACTTTAACTCTAAAATCATTGCTTCCAGAACCAAAAGAGATGTCAGGGTTTTTACCATATTCTTCACCAAAAAGAGTAGATACAAAACCTGATTCTACACCAGATATATCTATTAAAGATTCATTATCTTGTACTGGTGGAAACTTATTTAATTCTACGGCTCTGTTAACTGCGTCAAATTGTCTAACCTTTTCATTAAGCTGTTTAGCAAGTGGATGCTCACTCATTATTTGGGGAATTACCCCTTTAAAATTATTATCTTTCTCATCAGGAAAACGCTCTAACTGTAGCTCAATATTTTTGTCCCTGGGATTATCAAACTCTACACCAATAAAGTTCGCTGCTTTATTAACTAAACCTGTACCTTCATCAACTATGCTTCCTAAAAAAGTTCTTTCTTCTAGTACGTCTTTCTTGTTTCTTTTTACTTGCTTACTTAAGTTTAAAATGTCATAATACAAATCGGTTCTTATCTTTAATAACTCTTCTTCTCCTGTAGTCTCAGAGATTTTTCTAGCCTCAGCATTAACATTGTCTGTATATTGAATAACAGGTGCAGGTGCGTTTATCTTAAGTATAAATTGCCCGGTAAATGGATCGTAGATTTTTTGAGACTTGTCATCAGATTCTAATAAAGGATTAGATGTCTTGGACCATTCTTTAGTTACCTTATCTAACTCCTTACTTAGACTCTCTTTCTGAAGCTTGAAATTCTGGTAATTGGTTTTATCCTCTCCTCTGAGCTCCTCTACTTTTACAGGGATTATTTTTTCTCCTGTGCTAAACTGCAGAAGACTTCTCATCTCCATGTCAATATTTTTTATGTCTGCCTCTAGCTTTCTTTTATTCTTATAAAGATTCGAAGTATTAATATTATCCTCTACTTTTTCTTCATCTACAAATCTGTCTTCATCTGCTTTAATATAAAGGTTAGCAAAGTCGGTGACTTTATTTTCTTGAATAGAAAGAGCCTCAGTATTACTTATACCAGGCTTGTTCACACTCATCACTTCTCCTTGAGGGTCTGTTCCTACTACCTTCCTCATTGTAGTTTCTTGAATGTTTTTTAAATCGGAGTCTTTATTTATCTCACTTATGGATTCAGTAAATACCTCTTGCTCTACTTCTGATGCAGGGAGCATACTTGGGTCTTTTATTATACCTGGTGTGGACGTTCCTGATATCCCTGGTATTTGTTCTTCTACAACAACTTCTGTTCCACTAGGAGTTTTAACTTCTTCTTCTAAAACTGATGCCTGCGAAGTACTCTCGTTTCCGACCTCGGTAGTAGATTCCGTAACTTCCTCTTGAGAATCTGAAACCAGTTCTTCTTCTTCGATTTCTTCGGTTTCTTCTTTTTTTTTTACCTCATCTACTGGGTACTTTGAGTTTATGTAGTCTAATTTACTAGAAACTTCTGTGTCGGGGGAATATTTTCTATAAAAACTTTCTACAAAAGAGTCTTGATTATCTCCATAAGTAGTTTGAATGTGCTCTATTTTAGAATCTACATCTACATCCGGAGCATACTTAGCGTATAAATTTCTAATTAAATCTTCATTAACGTCACTCATATTGCTTTATAGATTTTCATCAATTTCCACATTAGTTCCAACTTTCTCTTCTGTTTTTTTATCTTTTGGAGCCTCTCCTTTAAAATAAAGTTCTCTTCTTAATTCTTGTAGGAAGTTTTCAAATATGTCTTTATTTTCTTTTGGACTTTTTCCTTTTAATAATGCTGGATCATTGTCTAATGTGTTAGATTCTATTACTCTACCATCAGGCATAGTATAAGTAATTTTCATGAAATCATCAGCACCCATATTACCTGTACCTTTATCAACTACTTCTATATCTAAATTGTCAATATCTTTCAAGTCTAAAATGCCAGAATTTAAAGCAAGGTCTTTAACGTACTGAACTTTTTTTGGCGCGTTGTCTCCCCAATCCGCATTTATAAAATTATCAAAACTGTAAGTTTCTGATTTATCTCCAACTGTTATTTTTTGCTTAAAGTCTGCTTCATCTATAACAATTACCTCGTCTCTTGCTACTTGCTTCCTGTCCTCTTGCTTTAGTATATTACCTTCGTCATCTACGTAACTATTATAATCTTTATCAAATAACTCATCTATTTCTAAATCTGACACTTTAGAATCAATGTTCATTAATCTAGAAATTGCTTTCTGACCTTCTTTGTCGGTAGTTGAATAAGTTTCAGTTCCACCTGGAGTTTTATCTGTTCCTTTTAGAGTAACAACTAATTCGGTCCCATTTTTACTATAAACAGCGTCCACTACTTTAGGGTTAGCTATAATACGAGAAGCATCTTTAGCATCAAACGATTCTAATAACTGAGTATAAGGCTTGTAATCTGGTTCTTTAGGAGTTTCCCCAGGCTTTGATTTTTTAATTCTGGCTAACTTTAATTTGTTTTTTTCAGCAGCTATTTCCTTTCTTTTAGCTTCTTCTAATTTTGCCTCCTCTAAATCTAGCTTCTCTCTATCTAATTTATCTTTTAAATAAACTTCTTTAAAACCTAACTGAGTATCAGCTATTGCTTTAGACTTCTCTCTTAGCCTTTGTTTTTGACCATCTGTTAGTTGAGCTCCCCAGTTTCCATCACTTTCTTGAATCATTTTAACCCCGTCTTCAGCGTCTCTTCCCTCAAATCTACCTCCTTTATCTAAATCTCCCTCTTGATAAGTAAAGTACTTTTGGTTTTTATTATTTAATATGTTGTCTGCTAAATTACTAGCTACTTGATTAGGTGGTCCAGTTAAAACTGTGTTGTATATGCCATCTATCAAATTGTTATAATCTTGAAGTAGTTTAGGGTCTCTTTCCGCTAATCTTTTTGATATTCCTTCTACAGACTCTATTGGTTCATCTCCTATAACACTTTTAAAATCTCCAGCCTTATCAGTAATGCTTTTAATCGTTGCTTGCAAATCTTGTTTATCAACTAATTGAGCTCTGAAGTTATTAAGCTGATTCATGTGGATTATATCCTTTTTTATAGGATTACCCTCTTTATCAAAACTAACAGAGTATAAACTACCACTACTAGCATTAGGAATTAATTGTTTGTTTTTAAAATCTGCAGCACTTGCGATTCGTTCACCATTCCATAATTCAATAACAGATGATTTGCCATCTTTGTTTCTGGTTTCCATTTCCGCTAACCTTTTCTCAAAGTCATTAGAAAACTCTCCAAACTGCTTCCAATCGTTAGTAACCCTATTCATCAGCATTTTATACTGTGTGGAATTTATTTTATTACTACGTAGTTGATTGGTATAGGTCATCATAAGATTTCTATTAGCCTCTACACCTCTTGATACATAATCTGTGAAATCTTGACTTACTCCTGTTGTAAAGTCATTAATAGCAGCTTCTGTTTCTTGCTGAATGTTTAAATCTGTTTCTCTCTGCTTTACTCTTTTATTTACCTGACCAACAAGCTCAGTTTCCACTTCTCCTAAGACAGTATCCCAATCCGTTGCTTTGGGAGCTACATAACCTGCGTATTCTATAATTTTACTACTCATAAAGTTATTGGTATTGAGGTAAAGTTCTTTGGTCTACAGGCACGCCACCCATTCCAAAAACTCTAAATTCTGGCGGAATATAAAGATCGTTATTAGGATCGTATTGAGGCGTATATCTAGGGTCATTTGGACTTATGTTGTATTCAGGAGCTCCTGAGAGATCATTTACAGCTTCCTTAGTGAGATCTTGTGATGCTTCTTCAGCTTTCTCTCTACCAGTAGGAGCTCTTTTAGTAGTAGTAGTCTCAGAACTTCCATCTGCCTTTGTGGTTGTTGTTGTTGTTTCTGCTGGAGGAGGATTCAATAATAATTGATTTTTATAATCTTTTACAGACAACCCTGCTGAGTCAGCTAATTTCTTTGTATCACTGTATAATCCTGCACCTTGAATTCCTGCAGAAACAAGTCCTCCTACAGCACCTATCATCGCTGCGTTATTATCTGCTATTTGGTCTCCAGCAGCAGTAGCAGCTCTTTGAGCTCCAGCTAATCTTTGGTATTGTAACTGTAAATCTTTTTTTTCATTCATTATACCTATTCTCTGTTCTTGAGACATAAACTTATCATCTATCTTTAATTGGATGTCATCTAACCTAGCGGCTACTTTTGCCGATGCATCTGTCACTCCTTGTTGTACTCTTCCAGCACCTCCAATCGAAGCTCTTTGCCCTCCCTCTTGAAGAGACTCTGTTGTGGACTGAGCTGACCTTTGAACTTGTTCCATTTGAAGCTTAGTACCTGTGAGGGGAGCTTGTAAAGCCTCGTATCTATTAATGAACTTTCTTTTTTCAATATCTTGACCTAGTCTCACAGCTTCAGCAGTAGCATCAGCAAAAGCACCCTGCGCTTCTTGTTTTTGAAGATAATTAGCCCCTAACTTAAATAAACTAATTGCCGCTGGAACAACAAATGGAGCTATTGCTAGATAAGAATCACCAAACCCAAAAGAGAAAATGCAATCAAATAAGTATATATTTAATATAGCTAAAAAACAGTGATATAAAAAAACGAAATAAGTTTTAATTCTGGACATAAAATTCACTTTACCACAAAGATACTAAATTAAGGATAACTCTTAAATATTTCACTACTGACTGCAAATAAATTAGTTTTAGTTTGATCAGAGTTTGTCAAAGTAACCTCGTTATAATGACCTCTAAGACCGTAAGATTCAGCTACACTATTCTTTACTGCAAAAACAAAATTAGTAGCTACAGGAGTGTTAGTAGGATTAGTAACTTCAATAAATCCAGAGCCAAACACATCAGAATTAGATAATCCAGTTATTGCACCCATCTCTAACAAGTTTCCAGATCCGTCTTTAAAGTAAGCAATATCCCCTATATCCACTATAGGATTTAGTTGTTGTGTAGGTTGAAAAGTAAACGTAATAGTTAAAACGTTGCCAATTGATGCTACAGTTGAGCTAGATCCTAAACCTTGAGTTGATATTTGAGAGAAATCTACATTTAATCCTGATTCCACCGTTCTTCTAACGTTAGCAAAAAACGATCCCTCTTTAGGAACAAAGTACTGAGATTCTATTTTTGCTGAATGTAGGTCACTTACCATGTCAGCTTTCCAACTTTTAGTACCCTCTAGTTCAATGGTTTTAAACATCTTAGTTTCAATAGGTCCGTCATTAAATACAAATTTAACTACAGAAGAAGCAATAGAGTCAGTTGCGTAATATTGATTTCTAGTAGTGTTACTATGGTGTTTCCAGGGTTTTCCTTGATAAAACGTATAAAAATTACTATTCATACCCACCATCCATTCAGGAATAAAAGAGTGAAAAGAAGTCCATCCTTTTACTGAGGGTCCATATGTTAATGTTACTTCTGACATATTATTTATTTAAGGACATGTATATATTTCTACTATTACACCTCTATCGTCTATTAATAAAGCTGTTCCGTTACCAGTTCCTACTATATCCCAAGGTGCTTTATACCAAACGTATCCTCCTCTAAAAACACTTGTTTCTCCAGTTCCGCCTTGTCCGAGGGTAGGCACAGTAACAATGTCATTTACTTTTGGATAAACAGTAGATCCGCTATGGTAAAATAAAGTAGAGTTTAATTGTCCAGGCACTATTCCACATGCGCTACTAGAGCTTGTTGTGAATTGAGAACCATCCATTTCAAACGTTCTTTGACCTTCTTCAGTTACGCTAATTGTTATAGTCGAATTGGAGCTAGTTCCAAAACAATTTTGAGCATTAAACACCAGTGTAAAAGTCCCTGTTTCTATAGGTGTTCCACTAATAACCCCTTCTTCTTGATTAAAGAATAAACCAGAGGGCAAAAATTGAGCTGAACTAGTTCCTGAATTAATAAATGTAGTAGTACCAGATGTAGTTGTATAAGTAGTTCCAGTCACTTCAATAACTATAGTGTCATTTGGTTGAATAGAAGCAGACCTAGATATACTTTGACAATCTGACCAACTTATAGTTGCGCCATCTGCACCAGCCGTTACTTGAAGCTCATTGCAAGTTCCTACAACATTATAAAATATAGGGTCGTTTGTTGTTTGAATATTTATAGAATTAAATGTCCCTTGATTTATGTTTATTGTTGAAGGTAAAGTTATTACAGGAACTGCTGTTTCAGCACAAGTTGCACATAAATCTGTTGTATCTACCGTTCCATCCCCCAAAACACTTAGATAATAATTTAATGGAGCAGCTGGCGTTGAAGGGGAGGTGTTACTTCCATATCTGTGGTATGCATCATCTCCTATTCTAACTGTTCCATTAGGATTCTCATATAAAATATCCCCTGATTCAGGTAATGGATTAGAACCGTTATGATACTTAGTAGTACTTGGCAACGCCCCTGATCTACAAACATAGTTAGCGTCAGTAGTTACCAGTGATGAAGCAGAGTTTTCATAAGTAAATTCAGTAAGAGTAGGATTAGTAATATCCATTTTAGCTATTTTATTAATACCTTCTCCAGTTATATTTTCACCTTCTCCATAATGTATTATCTCAGCATCGTAAATAGCGGTTTCTGTTGTTTTTACAAATTCTAACGTTCCAGCAGTAGTTGTAGCTGTAGCACCTGAAGAAACAACTATAGTTCCGTTTAACCTAATATTAAATATGTTTCCAGTAGCTCCTGTGCCAGAAACCGGAGTATAAGCCAAGGATATCCTACCTTCTTTATCTCCAAAATCTAACCTAGTTGTAGAATTTCCTGCAGCAGTATTAGTTTGGATTGGAATTGCAAATTCAGATGTTGCTCCAGCCGTTATTTTTCCCCTGTAATCTATTAAAGTATAAAAGTGGTCAAAACCTGATCTTGAAAAATTAGATATAGTACCAGTCCAATTGTTTCCTGTTAATACAGGGGTTAGCTCAACAGTACTAGGGTTAGCTATTATTTCATCAACTTGACTTTGTAAGTATTCAGTATTGGTAAGCAAGTAGTACATTTTAGTACCTAATGATGGATCAAAAGCATCCCTGTCAACTGCTCCTAATCTAGAAGCTGTTAAAGTCACATCGTCTCCTGTGGATGGATTGCGTCCAAAACCTTCTGTTCCAGTGGTACTTCCAAAAATAAAAGCTTCGTCATCATCTAGCATCTGTTGATCAATTGAAGCAAACGCACCAGATGTATTTGATGTAAAGTCATAAGTCAAGCTTCCTGTTTGTCTATTTGCATTTGAAGAAATAGCTACTCTACCCGATTTATTTGTATTTCCTACCCCTATTACCCCTGTAGTCAACTTACCTTGTCCAGACTGAGTGAAGTTTATATTAGTCGTTGATGATCCACATCCAGCAATTTGTAACTGAAAAAATCTATTTGATGTACTTGAATTAGCTTGAAAAACCAAATTAACTATTTCACTTCTTGAGTTACCATAGGAAGGACTTGAACCATTTATAGTTATCCAATTCACTCCGCTCCCAGTGTCTATTGCTGTTATGGTCCAAGCTTTACTAGATGTTATTTCTAATGTTTCTGTAGACCCGTTTTTACCTATTTGAGGAACAAAATTAGCAGAAAAAGAAAAGTTGCATGGTGGCGCTGGAGTAGTGTTAGAAGATAAGACATACTGTTCTTTATGCGGGTCCATTGCCCCTAGCTTTTGTGTGTTTAAGTTGCTTCTAAATAAATCCTTAAAATAGTTGTTCATTCCTAAATTAGATATCTCGAAAATGCCATTTAACCCTAGTTGCAATACAGCTCCTCTTTTAGAGTCTGTAAAATACATATTGTTGCCCCAACTAGCAAAACTTTCTGGATTTTCACTAATTCCATATTCTCCAGTATAAGTTATTTGAGTCCCTAGTACTTGTGGTATAGAAGCTATACTTCCTCCACCTATAGAATCAGATAATAAGTTTTTACCAAACAAAACTCTAGACACTTTATCTTCCTGAAATAAAACTAAATCCGTATCACGAGAATATAATTTCTGAATGGGTCCGTATTCTTTATTTACATCTTTAAAGTTTGCCAGTGACAAATTAAATTCATTAAGATTATTAACGTTAGTATATTCTGTAAACACACCACTATATGTTAAACTGGCTGTTAAATGTTCTTCCCTGTAATCTTCTATACTTGTACTAACCCTTGGACTATATATTAAAAATGCAGAATTAAATTGCCCTTTTATTCTAGTTGCTTCGACTCCATTTCCAAAAGAGAAACAGTTAAAAGCAGAATTTTGTGCTTGAGTAGTTGTGAAGTCCCCAGGATTATATGAATTTTGATTTAAACTTACTATTGCAGGGTTTCCATTATATTGACTTTGTTGGTTTGCTATATGAGCATTGTTCACTTTGTCAATATCAAATGTATAAGGCATCTCATAAAATATACCGTTATCTATTTCAGATGGTTTAGTCTCAAAAACAGGAGCTCCCACTACAGCTTGTGCTATTTTAAACTCACAGTCCAATTCCATTACCCTAACATTAGCTTCACCTCCAGCTTGATTACTACCAGAGGCTGTTTGAGTTTTTAATTCACTAGACCTAATAAAAGCAGCAACAGGATAATCAAAAGCAATTAAATGAGCCCAGCTTAACCAACCACCACTATTGTTTAGATATGGAGCTCCATTTGGACCGCTTGATAAAGCTTGTAAGAATATATTTTGATTATCTCCACTTCCTGAAGTTGTATTGTCAACTGGAAAATTTGAACTCATATTTAAGTCTCCATAATTCTGTGATACTCTTCTAAAAAATATTCTTTCACCTCTGTTTTCTGATTGATCTTGACAATTTATATGTTTAAAACTTTTCCATATTTCTTCTTGATAAAACCACTCCTCAATATTAAGGTAATTACTATTTGAATAAAAAATATTTGTACTTAGTTTTGTTTTTTCAACTTGACCACTATCATACAAGTTTTCAGTAATATTCATTTCTATTATAGCTCCTGCAGTTATTCTTTTATCTAAAGCTGGGTATATTCTATTACCATTAGCGTTAATGGGTATATCATCTGGTGCATTTGATAAAATTTGAAAGCTATTACCTAAAGGAGTGTCGCCACCAGTTAAAACAGATATAGCATCTCCTTGACTAAGAGCACCAGTTATACTTCCAAACTGATTAGTAGCTGCATTGGAATAAGATCCGGTTGGAGCTGTAGAAACCCCAAAATTACTTAGTCCAAATCTAGAGTGAACATTTATTATGAAGTAATCGTTTACGACATATCCAGGCCCTTTATTAAATCTCAAATAAATTTGTAAATCATAAGCGGGAGTAGGAGTAGGAACACCCACTGCACTTGGGGGATTGTTTATAAAGTAACTAGTTCCTGAAAGATAATATAAAGAAAGGTCAATATTTTCATACCATAATTCATAAATACCATTACTAAAGTTTTCTACTTTAAAAGTTTCATTAGCAGTAATGGTTATTTTTATTCTAGCATCTCTCTTGGCAGACGTATCATGAGCAGTTATTTTTCCAGAGGGGGTTGGGGCTAAAAGCTCTATGTTGTTATTTGATAAAGAAGTTCCATAAAAAACAGGAAGGTCTATTTGACCAATGGCGCTCATTTTTCCATTAAAAGCAACATTACCTCTGTTAAAAGTGCCCTGATCTATTATATATTGCCTATCCAAACTATGTCTACCACCGAGCTTTGTGCCTGCTAACCCTACAGCAGCCCAATTGCCTTCATACGTGTCAATAGATATGTCCCCAGAAGTATCACTTATTTTAAAATATAAGCCTTCTATTTCTTCATTACCTAAAAACCCCTCTTCTTTTACTTCTACTTCTTGAACTTTAAATTGTTTATTAGAATTTGTAGCTATACCATTAAGCTGTTTCATATATATAAAAGAGCCCAAATCTATTTTGTTTACTTCCGATCTTTCAATTCTAAAGTAAAAATCCGTTCCATCTCTATAAAATATTGTAGGGAAAATAGTAGAGTAATTATTGGTGGCAGATTGTTTTAAATATATTCTGTATTTACTTGCAAACTCCGGTGGTCTGTGGTTTATATATACTCTTAAATCATTAATTGTATCTGAATTATTAGGAGATATATAAGCTGTGTTAGATTGATTATTACCATTAGGATTAGAAATATTAGGAGTTAGAACCGTAGACATTCTTCCATAATCATCTAAGTAAACTATACCAGCCTCATAATCTCTGTCACTTTTAAAACTAGGTGATCCTGAAAGTGTTGTTCTTCTGGATGCTGTAATTAAATTAAAGTCAATACCTATATCATCTCCTGTTGAATCTTGTATATTATAACCTTGGACATAATTACCATAAACAAGTCTGCTTCCAATTATTTCTTGTGACTGTGCTTTTCTTGGAACATTATCAAAAAGTCTAGTTACTTCGTCAGCACTAAGTATAGAATATATTTTGTTATTATTAAATGTTACATCTAAATTGCTATTACTAAGCCAATTATTTAATTTTTTATCAAAGGTCTCAATCACATAAACTGACCCAGTAAATTCATCAAAGTACAAAAGCTGCACATCTGTTACTTGAACACCTCCCGTATCTATATTTACCTTAACTTGATTAAATCCATTTTGCATAGAAGTAAATACACCATCTGAATAATTCACAGAAAAGTCAGTTGCTGAAAATGCTGTTGATGAGAAAGGTGACAAAGAACTATACTCATTGTTTTCGTATCTCCATCTATAAGCAAATCTTACATATTTTTCACTAATATTATTTACTTCATTTTTTAATGTCGATGGTATTAATACGCCTGTAGTATTTTCAAGAGTTAACGAAGGAGGACTTAAAGGTGGCTTAACAATAACAGATATGTCATCTTCAGTAAATGCGTTAGCAGCATAATACTTAAGTATATTTACTCTTCTAGGAGGGTTTAAATTGTCTGTCCAAAAAAGTAGGTCTCCAATAATATTTACTCCAGTTATTACGTATTCAGAATCAAACTTTAGAACTCTTCCAGCAGTATCTTTAAGGATTATTGCAGTAGAATTAGCTGACTCGTTGTATCTTAATATATAATCAAAGTTAGTGTCTTTAACAAACCAATAGAATTCTTCAGCAGCTGGATTTTCAATAGCTCCTATAGTTTTAGCAGCAGAACTTAAATAACTTAAATCACCTCCAACCTGGGTATTACCAAGCATATTTTGAACAGACCCCACACTTGAGTTCTCAGATGTTGATACACCTATGTTTTGTCCGTCTCTATATACTCCAGGGGGTATAAGGCGCTCATCGAGGTCCTTATTCATTATCCCCTTGGTGAATGTTCTTGTTAATTTCATTTAATCCATTTAGCTCTTCCTCTTAAAGGCATTAAAAGTCTTCCAGGTTGCAAGTTGCTTAATCTAATTTTGGCGTTTCTAAGTTTAGCAGTTTTTTCTTTTCTAGCTCTAGTTATAATGTACTCTTGAACGTTTATTTTGTTTTCTAAAATCGCCCATCTAATATAAGTATATAAGTAGTCTTCTGCTAGTTTATTTATAACTATTTGATTATCGTCTCCATTTTCCATACCGTCTGATATGTATTCTAAGACCACTAACTTATTACCCATTTCTGAACTAAAGTTAATTACACCACCAGCTTTATCTATTCTGAAATTAGGATTTTGATTAGCTAGTGACGTATTCATTCCGTAATGACCTCCTACTGAAAATCCAAAATACCATTCCCCATCACAACAATAACCTTCTTTATTATGATATGGGTGTCCTGTATTTAAATATAGTGTAGGTCTAGTGCCTTTTATTCTTTGTAAATCTATAGTGGAGTTTTCAGGTCTTAGTGCATTTCCATTTATGTCAAATAGTATTTCGGCATCTTGGTCCTGTAGATAAGCTGAAGAAAAATTAGTTTGAAAGTTCTCTATTAAGGGTCGTAAAACTCCGTTTTCATAAAGAGATATTCTCACATAATTTACATAGTCAGAAGGTAATATATATTTTAAGTCATCACTTACTTGTAACTCTAATATTTTTATATTCTTTAACGCATCGTAGTTAATCTCTTGTATACCTCTTTTGGCATGAAATAATATATTATACCTAGTAGTGTTGCTTACTAATTTATCATCTCCTGAATACATTAGCTCAAAGTTATTTACTATGTCGGCTAGTGATACATACTGGTAATCTCCCCAGTTTATATTCTTAGGAACAACATCATCATTAGTGTAATATTTTCTATCAGTTATATAGGCCATTAAGATTCAGTTTTAATTTGTAGGATTTCTTCGCTTTTTTCAAAGTTTACTACTTCTTGTTCTCTGATACTTATTCCAGCATATTCACATATCTTAATAGTAATATCTATAGCATCTGAAAGCGGTAACTCAAAGTCTTGGTAAGAAGCACTAGTAGGGTCAAATACAGGATCACCATCAGCACCAATAGAATTATATGTCCAAGCTGGAGTTTGAGGATATCTAACATAAGTCAATAAAACATCTGAAGTAATAGACTCTGGATATACTTGAACCGCATTTGCCGCTGGGCTAATAGGACTAGTAATCGGAGCTGGACCAACTACATAAGCTGGATAAGAAGTATTAGGAGCTGTTAAATTAGAAGAAAGTAACTTACCTATTTTATATTGAGATACTCTTTCTATTTCTGTATAAGTTA